TCACCATCGACCGCCCATCCTCAGCAAGACTTCCTCAACATAGCCATCCACTTCGTCATGCTTTAGCAAGTCGGCGGCATGCACATACAGTTCGGTGGTGGAGATGGAGGCGTGCCCCAGTCGATCCCGTACCCAATGCAATGCGCCATCGGTGCCATTCTTAACCGACATGCGCAGGAATTCCTGGGTACCAAACGTGTGACGCAGGCCGTGTGGCGTGCACTTTATCCCCGACTTGGCGGAGGCCCGTTGAAATACGAGATCCAACCCGTCCAGCGATAGCTCTTCACCGTAGCGGGTTAGGAAAAGCTTGGTTGTTTCTTTGCCATGACGCTTGGCGTAGGCCTTTGCTAACTTTGGGCGCTCCCTCATCATGTAATCGAAAAGTTGGCCAACCAACTCATAAGGCACCATCACCCAACGCTCTTTGGAGCCTTTCGTCGGGGTCAATGCCGGGTCCAGCGTCATCTTTATTGCTTTCCCCGGTGCAAAGCCAGCAGGCGTTGGTAGGACACGGATATCCAGTCCACATGCTTCTTCCCGGCGCAATCCGCTCAATAGCATCAGGCAGGCCAGCACCTTGTTTCTATGTGGAGAGAGCGCCTCTATAAATTGAACGGCGTCTGGAATGCTCAGGAACTTGGGTAGTGTCGGCTGGGCGCGTAGGGTGAGTTCATTGCACTGAACACGATTACCAGAAACATCAACATGCGCCAGGAAGCCCTTTGTCTTGGCTACCATCACTTCGTGGGTCTCGAAGGGAAGTGATTTTGTCAGACCAGTACGAAAGCACCAGGTGTAGAAGGCCGCAACGGTGCCGATGCGCTTATTGATCGTGGACCGAGATAACCCCCTATCCAGCATGAAATTACGCCAGACCGCTATCTGCAGTTGGGTGATGCTGTCCCACGGGAGATTATTCGCCTCGAGAAAGGAGAAAAATTCGTAGAGGTGATCCGCGTAGGTCCGCCATGTCGTAGGTGCCCGCGTCCGGCCACGTACTGCAGCTATATAGAATAGGTAGCGATTTGCCTGGTCGATCAGCTCTGCTGTCTCACTGGCCAGGAAGGGAATGCCAGGGAGAGACACCCCATCCTTTGTGAAGCTGGCATCGGTAAAGAACAGCCTCATTTTGACCCGCCTGGTTACCCAATATGCATACCATAGTGGGTGGCCAAGCTCACCGTCTAGCCTAATCAAGTAACTTGTTGATTTAAAGCAAACTGAAGAGCAACAGGTTAATGCTGGCAGAACATGAGGCAACCAGCCGTTTCTTTGAGCGGACCAAGTTGTCCGATTTGCAGATCGCAAAAATCACCGGCCACAAAGACCCGCGCATGCTGTCGAGGTATGCCAACTTGCGCGGGAGTGATCTTGCTAATCAGCTCTGGTAAAGCAAAACGCCCTTGCGGGCGTTTGTCTGGTGCAATCCGTTAATGACAACATTCGATACTGCTATCCCAGGTTCGCCGTTTTATTCGTTGGCGGCTGGTGCCAACTGCTAGAGATTGCTGAGCACCGACTCAATTCGACTCCACAACTTCCGGCCACTGTCGTCGCATGATTCATAGTCATGTCCAAGGCAGGATTGCCATATGGCCAGCAGTTTTTTTGCCTCCTCCTGGGCGGCTTGACTGATCATGGCACGGCGTATAATCAGGTCGTGCTTGATGCGTATCCTTTGTGCCTCGAATCGTTGTTCATACTTAGTCCGCAACTCCGCAGTATCGATCAAATATCGCAACGGAACGCCAGCGCCAGATCGGATGTCGCTAAAACTGAGCGGCTTCTGTAGTTTTAACTGTGCGTGAGTCATACCCATGGCATCCAGAGACTCGGTGAGGTCGGGCATGCTACTTTCTTCCGGTATGCACTCGTCGTCATAGATGTGGAGAAGGATATCTGCGATGGACACGCCCTCGTAGCAGCCGCCTGATTGCGAGATGGCCGCTGCCGTAAACTCGCAATCATCGGCCATTCCACCTCCGGCCGCATCGTAAACATCCCCTGGCCGAATGGATATGATCTGTTCGCAGCAACTGGCAGCCTTACCAATGCGAACATAGTGTTCTATCTGCTCTGCAGTCAGGCCTGCCACAGCGCTGTGATTACTATCTATCGTCCCCAAAGTAATGGTTTTCATGCTGCATTCTCCAGTGCATCCAGATCCGGTTTTTCCTTATAGCGATTTCTTCGGGCACCTGAATTGCGTAAGCCAGTCTCAACCCGCTTTGGCTTGCCCTCAGTCCGCAGTGTTTTATTGGCTTCCGCCTTGGCAATCCGCTGATTGGTTTGCCGCCGCACTTCGTCGCGCAGGTAGCCCAGCACGTCGTCGCGCAGGAATACCCAGGCAACGCCTACTTTGCAGCCGGGCAGCACGCCGATGTCGGCCAGCTCGCGGGCGGTTTCGGTGCCGATGTTCATCAGCTCGGCGGCCTCGTCTAGATTCAGCGTTTCTTTCATCACAGCTCCTTTCTTGTTCTGCTGGCGGCCATAGGCGAGCGGCCTTGCCGGTTTTCAGAGGACGGCGCCCAGGTTGATGGGATGGGCCGGCCGCTCGCCTATGGCCGCTATGCGGCGGGTGGATCAGATGCCTTCCACCACCAGTTCCAGGCTGGTGCGTTCTTCACCGGAGGCCAGGATCTGGAAGCGGTCCCGGCCCTGGGCGTCTTGGCCGTTGGCGACGAGCCGGCGTTCCAGAGCGTTGCCGGCCAGCCTCACCACGTAGCGCTGCAGCGGCAGCAGGTCGATGGGCAGGCGCAGCACGAGGTAGGGCACGAAGCCGGCGCCGGCCTGGGCGCTGGCGTCCAGCTCGATGTCGCGCAGCCGGCGGGCCATGCGCTCGGCGCGCTCGATGTTGCGCAGCTGGCCGTTTACGGCGTCCAGCTCGGCGCGGTAGCGGCCGACCGCGGCTTCCATCAGCCGGGTGTAGAGGTTGGTTTGCGGTTCGAGGGCTACGGTGTTCATTGCGCTTGCTCCTGTTCGTTGGTTGTTTGCTCCCGCGCTAGCAGCTCGCCCATTCGCGTCAACAGTTCATGGAACTTCTGATCAGCTGGTTCAAAGCATCTACTCAGTGCAAGACGGGCCCGCTCTACATTTCCGTCTCGCAGAAACCGGCAAACCACCACCGCGCTGCTGGTGCGCTTGCTTTTTGCCTCTTCAAATTCCGAGTGCAATGCCTCGAAAAACTCACTCTTATCCAGTCCAAACATGCTTCCTCCTCGCCGCTTACGCGCGGCCTGCTTGGTTGATCCACTGCCGCGCCCTGGCGGTTGCCTGGGCCAGCTGTTGAGAAACGGCGATGCCTGGGCCGCCGGCGCTCCAGCGCTCGTCGCGCGGGCGGGCTTGGCGGCGGCGCGGCTTATCGGTGCCCAGCGCCTGGGCGCGGATGGCGTCCAGCACTTCCATGCCTTGGCGGTGCGTCATGCCCAGGTTGGCTGCCAGGCGGCGGTTGATCTTTTGCATGCGGACGCGCTCGCGGCTGGCTTCGCGCTGGCGCTCGGCGGCCAGCTGGTGGGCCTCGATGCCGCGCTGCGCCCACTCATGGACAAACTCCGGGAACATCCGCAGGTAGCGCTGGTGCGCCTCGTATTCGCGGCGGGCGGCCAGCTGCTCGGCAGTGAGCAGGTCGCTGTCGTCGTCCTGGCTTTCCACCAGCACGCGGTCCGCCTCGCTGAACTGCCATTCCGGCTGAATCTCGCCCTGGGGTGGCACTTCCAAAAACGTAGAGTTATTGACACGAGTCCAAGGGGAAGCTGCGCTTCCCTCAACCCCGGCGGCCTTGCGGCTGATCTGCCATTCATGGACGCGGGTTTGCGCCAATTGGCCGCTGGCAAGCTCCACCACGCCAAACACGCGCTTTTGCCCCGGCTCGCCGTAGCGGTTTTCCGCCGGCTGGCTGTCGCGGGCGGTGCTGAGCGGCATGTCGGCGCGCTTGGCCTCATGGCCGCCCATCAGGTACACAAAGCGGCCCCAATTGCCGGTGTCCGCGGCAATGGCGGCATGCATCAGCACGTCCTCGGCATCGGCCGCTTGATAGTCCCAGCGGCGCAGCTCGCGCCACACGCCCACCGGCGGGCCGCCAATCTGCTGGAACTGGCGGATGCCCCAATGGCTGGCCCAGGCATCCACACGGATGGCGGTAACGGTGGCATCTGTGGCGGCGGCTTGGTCTTTGCTTGCGCCATCATCCGGGCCGGCCACGCCGGCGTGGTCCAGCGCTTCAAAGTCGTCGCCGATCGATTGGCCGTTGTGCTTCAGGCCATCAATGTTTTTCGCCACATACTTGGCCAGGTAGCCGGCAGCGGTGCCAACGCTCCAATCGATAGGCTTGAACCACACCCGCGGCTTGATGCCTTTCCATACCCAGCGCGGCGGGTTGGCCCAAAAGTCCGCTTCAATGCCCAGCTTGTTGGCCATTTCGGCCAGCTTGCCCTTGGCGCCATTGGCGCGCAGGCCGCGCGCCGCCTGCATGGCTTCGGTCTTGGTCAATAGGTAGGTCAGCCCCAGCTCTTGGCGGTCTTCGCGCACGGCATGGCGCGCCACCACTCGGCGGAAGTCTGTGACTGCTTCTTTGGGCATGAACAGCAAGGCATGCCAGTGCGGCGTGCCGTCGTGGTGCGGTTCCGCCACGCGGAAGCCAAACGGCTTGATGCCCATGCGCGCCAGCGCGGCCGTAATGCGTGACCACACGGTTTGCAGATAGTCGCGGGTGTCGATGGGCGTGGCACCGTTGTACTTGGCATTGCGCTGGCCGCTGCCCTTGTGGCGCGGGTGAAACCGGCTGGGGGCGGTGAGGGTGATGAATTCGCCGGCATAGTCCAGCCCCTGGGCGAGGTGTTCAAAACCAGCAATCCGCACCATCAGCTCGGCGCGGCGGATGGCAGGGTTGCTGATGCTGAGGTCCGCCAGCTCTTGCAGAGTGTATTCCTGGCCCAGCTCGTTGATGGCTGCCAGCGCCTCCAGCAAGCCGCGGTTGCGGCGCTTCTGCTCGCGGCGGCGAGCGATGGCGTCGTGGCTGGCATACAGGCCATGGCGGCAATGCACCAGCCCCAACTGGATAGACAGATGTTCGCTGCGGCGAGCATTGGCGCGGCGCAGGGCGCGGCGCCACCACAGGCTGCATGCCACGCGCTTGGCGCGGCCTGCATTGGTTTTGCCGGCCGGCGGCTCCACGCCAAAGCGGGCGCAGTAGCGTTCCAGCTGCTCCATGTTTGCGCCGCGGCTGAGCAGCTGGTCCGCCTCAAACGCGCGCTGCTTGGCAAATTCCACCAGCTCCATTTCGCACGCGCCCAGCGGCAGCGCGTCGCGCGGCATAAAGCGGGTGAGGTCGCGCAGCCAGGCGTTGGCCTCGGCCTCGCGCGGGTCTGCCTGATCCTGGGCCAGCGCCAGGGGCACGCCCCGGCGCTGGCGCCACTCGCGGCCAATTGCCCGGCCCAGGTGGCGCGGGAAGCGGTCCAGATCAGGCAGGCGGCAGGTTTTCATGCGGCGCGCTCCTCGCGGGCGGCCGGCGCGGCTTGCTGCGGTTCGGCGCGCAGCGGCAGGCCGCCGCGCAGCAGCTTGGCTTCGGCTATGCGCGCTTCGGGCAGCATGTTCTCAATCGCTTCTATCACCATGCCCGGCTGATGCAAGGCCAACTGGCGCAGCTGCAGGCCATTCAGCAAGATTTGCTGATTGATGGCGCGCTCCACCTGGGCCAATACCTTGATGGCGTCCTGAATGTCCGCCAGCGCGTCCAGCTGCGCAGGCGTCAGCACCTTGGCTTGCAGCTCGTCCACCGCCACCAGTTGCGGCCCTGCCACCTCGCGGCGCAACGGCTCCACCGGCAGATGCACCGGCGCCAGCCTGGCCTGGGCCTTTTTCTGCGCCTCATGGCGCGCCGCATTCTCGCGCGCCATGTTCACGGCGACATCGCGCCAGGGGGATTTAACGGTGGTAGCGGTATTCATGGCGATGGCTCCAGAATCAGGCAGGCAAAACGAACTGCAGCACAATCAGCAACAGCACCAGGGCGCAGCAGCCCAGGTATTCCAGCCACTCGCCCAGGCCGGAAAACTCGCGGCCGGCAGTGGAATAGCAGGCGGTGCCATTGGCAAAGCGGACATAACGGAGCTTGGCAAGGCGGGGCGCTTTGGGCTGTTGCATGGCGTTTTCTCCTGTGTGTTGCGTTTTTTGGGCGTAAAAAGCCCCCTCGCACTGCGCGGTGCGATTTTTCAATGAGAGGGGGAGGGGTAGGGCTTAGGCGGTCAGGCCCGGCAGCTCTAGTTGGTTTTCCGTTCCAGCTTTTTGACGGCGAATCAGGAGTTGCACTTCCGCAAGCCGCTGCTTGGTAGCCATTGGAATGTAGATGCCGGCACGCGGCAGCGCCGACGGGCTGAGCGTTTCACGCACGGCGCGAAAGGTGCTGAAGTTGTGTCCGCAGGTGACATTGGAGCACGTCAAATATTCCTCCTGTGTCAGATCGGACAGATAGCGGCTGGTGCGGGTGTAGGCGACTTGTTTGCAGTGCGGGCAGATAAAGGCCATGGTGATTAGCTCCGGCAGAACACTTGAAAGGTCAGATGGTTCATCTGCGTCACCTTGGTGCAGATGGCGTCGCGGATGGCCTCCAGGCGCTGGCGTTCGCGCTTGTCCACCTCGCCGTCGCGGGTGGCTTCGCTCCACTCGCGCGCCAGGCGGCCCACTTCATCCACCAGCTCCATGTACACGCGCTGGATTTCTTCATCGTCCACCGCTGCCACATCCGGCAAAGGGATAAACACGCCGCCGGCCTCCGCCGCCACGGCCTCTGCAAACAGCGTGGTGCCGCTAAAGGCCTGCATCTGCATGGCCTCATGCACGGAAACCGCTTGGCCCTTGCGCTCGTACACGCGGTTTTCCAGACCGTCCTTGCTAAAGCCCAAGGCCGCCGCCATGGCGGACCATCCGCCGGCCATGGCCTTGCACATGTCTTGATACGCAATCCTGAGTCTGTCCATCACGGTTTCCTTGCTGTCCCTATGCGGCTTTTATTTGGGCGAGGCTTTAGCGCGGTTTGGGCGCTGGCGGCAGCTGGCGGTATTCATCTAGAGCAGCCACGAGCTGCGCTTCGGTTTTGCACTTCAGCATGTACTTGGCGGCATAGGCGCACACGCCGGCAGTCATGCCGTAGTGCATGGCCAAGTGTTGATTCAAAGCCTGATGCTGCTGGGGAAAGGTGGTTGTCACAGTAAGCCCTCCGGTTCGGTGGTTATGCTGAAAATGCTTTTTGGATAGCATTTGCCCATTCCGTCAGACCGTGTAGAGCCAGGAAGGTGGGCAGGCCAACGAGATAGATTTCACGGCTTAGGCTGCTCTCAGACATGCCTAGCTTTTCCTTCAGCTTATTGAAGAGGTAGCGTTCAATAGGCAGCAGGCGCATCTGCACGGGTTTTGACTGTGCTACACCACGTGGACCGTAAACCCTTCGGCCACTCTGTGCGGTGGTGGTCATATGCGGTACCATCATCTGAAATCTGAATTGCTTTGCATCGTACATCTGAATTCTGAATGTTGCAACATGTTTCCGTCTGAAAATGGATGGGTGCGCTTTGCGAGAGGTTAAAAATTGAATATTGGGGACCGGCTCCGAGAGGAAAGAAACCGACTGGGCTTTACGCAGCAGGATGGCGCAAAGGCCGCCGGCGTTGGCTATACGACTTATATGGCGTATGAAGCTGGCCGCAGCTTTCCAAACGCTGAAGCCCTCAACCTTCTGCATGCTGTAGGTTTCGATGTCCTGTACGTTGTGACAGGTGTTCGCAATGGTGCGGCGTTGTCGAATGAGGACAGCAGCCTGCTGGCTGATCTGAATCAAGTGGACGAAAAGGGGCGCACACTGGCCGTTACCACCATGCGCAGCCTGCTGGATACCTACAAACGCTTGTCGTAGGTCAACCCCACCCTCCTAAACAGAAGCCCGGACTTAGCCGGGCTTTTTTTGTTTGTGATTCACTTTGTGTTAGCATTTCATACCGTCATATTGATTTTAACTAAAACAACCTATATTGGGAGTGTGATGACATGAAGGCACTGAAATGGATCGCAATTGGCCTGGTGGCGCTGATTGCGCTGGGCGCGATGTTTGGCGGCAAGGGCGACAAGGAAGGGAAGATGGCCAGCGCCGACAGTCAGACAAGTTCGGCGCCAGTCGCCGAAGCGTCGAAAGAGGCCGCCGTGAAAGTGACGGCCTTGAAGCTGTATCAGGACTACGATGACAACGAGGCCGCCGCCGACGATATCTACAAGGGCAAGCTGCTGGAAGTGTCCGGCCGCGTGGCATCCATCGACAAGGATGCGTTTGACAATACGGTGGTTTGGCTGCGGGGCAAGGATGAATTCAACCGGGTGATGGCCAAGATGGGCAAGGAAAATGCAGCGCAGGCCAAGACCCTGAAGAAAGGACAAAGCGTAACGGTATCGTGCAAGGGCAGCACTCGCATCATCGGCAGCCCGACGATGGATGAGTGTGCAGTTTTGTAAAGTGTTGTCCCATAAATAAAGCACCTCTACAGTGAGGCGCTTTATTTTTACTCCCTTATTCAAAAATGCCTACAGGACTATAAGCAATGAACACCGGATATTGGATTGAAGATAATTTCATATATGGCCCTGCTGAATCGGGTAAATACTGGATCGAACATGGATATATCTATGGTCCGAAAAATAGTGGCAAGTACTGGATCGAAGATGGCTACATTTATGGGCCAAATGTCGGGGGGAAATTCTGGATTGATGGTAATCACATTTATGGCCCAACCAAAAACCTCCCTTGGTTGGAGTGATGCATTTTAACTCTACAGTCGAGCGGGATAGTCACGTGCAGTGCTTGTGCTTCCTCCGTTTTACTCCCACTGCCGCTCACTTCTACGTTATATGCCTCAGTAAATATGAGAAGTAAGAGAACCGATCTAAGTTATAGAGTGACCCATCTGGTACGTGCCGGTTGTTATGATGAGGCTGTAGATATCCTCTATAAAATTGCCTGTGATGAGCACCTCGAAGGTACAACGAGAGCAATCATAGGAAGTACCCCCGTGGTTTGCTTTTCAGAAGCTCCGGTAAGTGAATTCACAAAAGAGAATAAGCATTTCAGTCCATTTGGCATATCTGTAGAAAAGTCTTGGCTCTTTGCAGCTGGTGGTCGCCCAGTCATTTATCAGCCCAAAGATGAGCATCATTATATTAATCCGGCTATTCATTGGAAATTAGTCTCTTTTGATCCCATCAAGTCACAGGAGGACGGATGGGTAGACTGGTCTTGGCAAAGAGAGTGGCGCATCCCTTCGGAAATGTTTTATCTACCATATGAGCAGGCCATTTTTTTGGTACCATCAGAGGAGTACAGAGATCGTTTATTGGCCAGATATCGGGCTGATGAAGAGTATCGCGCTCTGTACGAGGCTCTATGTCTTGACCTTTACCCATACCCGCCAAGTGACTTCCCTTACCAAATAGAAGTCATCGCAGGTGCATGACATCTCGTTCAATAGGACGTGCAAACTCAAACGTTATATGCTTATCTTTATTCAAGTAAAGGAGATGTTTGAATGAACATTGAAGATCCGGTTAAAAAAGTTACCGCGTACCCCGGATATCGCGAAGCTCGTAGGGTGGATGCCTCGAAGAGGCGATCCACCAGCTTTGCAGGAAGAAAGCGGAGTGATAGCCGTCCATATCATCGCAGAACCAAGCCAGCGCCTCTCGCAAGAGGCGCTTTTTCATTGTTCTGCCGCTGGTGGTGCTCGGGTGAGTCTGCTACGACTGACAAAGCAAACAGCGCGGCCATGCAGACCTCGCGCGGAGCGCAGACAAGCAGGATGTCGCGGGGCTTGGCGCTGTCGCTGGTGAATCGGGACAGGGCGGGATCGAATCTTTCCTGCACATCCCGCCGCGCATTAAAGGCGATGTCCGCCACGATCTTGGCCGACTCGAACCAGTCGCGGCAGTAGTTGGGATGATGGAAGTAGGGCGCGTCCCGCACTTCGTCGGGAATGCGCCAGTAGCTGGCGGCGATGGCTTCGTTCAAGTCGTCGTCAGAAAGGGCGGCGTAGTAGTTCAGGCGGCTAAAGTCCATGGGGCGCTCCGGCATGTGGATGCGCCCACTGTAGCCGCGCCGGCAGCTTGGCGGCGGGCCGCGCTGTTGTGCCGCTGCTGGCTACAACAGCCACCCAAAAAATAAGCGCCTCCAGCGAGAGGCGCTTATTTCATCAGTGATTTCGCTTTAATCGATGCTGATAAGGCTTGCCGATTATTTAGACCGGTTCTTTCTGGAATTCGATAGCCTCTCCTTTTCCTGGCAAAACATATGTCCATTCACCTGTCTTGATATTATCGGCAGAGATGGGGTGTTGAACAACGTCTTTACCCTTTGTTTTGAGTTGGAAAGTGGATGATGACTTGTTGTCTACAGTCCAGTAAGGGCTAAGGTCAAATCGTGCTGAGCATACCCAGCCTCTTGGATCCACGGATAGGAAATATCCTTGCGAGATCCCGGACTTGATTGCGATGACCTCTCCAGTTCCATCGGATTGGATTTGGAAATCATCACCTTTTTCGCCAATTTTGGCGTAGTGATTATATATGCCACTTTGCCCCATCATAAGGTAGCCAATGGTTTGGCCGTTTTTTACGATTTTCAGTTTAAAATTTTGAGACACGGCATTCAGCTCTCCGTGAAAGCCGGGCTTGTCAGACAGGTAGCCTTTTTCGATAGTTGTATCCATTTTAAATCTCCAAAGATTGGGTTGGTTGCATATTAAGGGGTGCATTTGCTTATTAAAGCCAAGGTGCCTATTGAGTTTATAATGTTTTGACTTACTAAATACTGTTATAAAGTCTAGTTTACATTTTGGTAATTTTATAATGGTTTATGAAATTATTTAATAAAAAATATATTGGTGGCTGGGTAATGGTAGGGTGCTATTAGTTTTCATGATTTATATAAGAGTTTATTTTATTTATTCTGAATATCGCAAAGTTCGTGGATGCCCCGCAGGGCGATCCACCAGCTTTACAGGATGAAAGCGGAATGACAGCCGCCCATATCATCACAGAACCAAATTAGCGCCTCCCACAAGAGGCGCTTTTTCATTGCCCTTCCGCTGGCGGCGCGTGGGGTGAGTCTGCTACGACAGACAAGCAAACAGCGCTGCCATGCAGACCTCGCGCGGAGCGCAGACAAGCAGGATGTCGCGGGGCTTGGTGCTGTCGCTGGTGAATCGGGACAGTGCAGCATCGAATCTTTGCTGCACACCCCGCCGCGCATTAAAGGCGATGTCCGCCACGATCTTGGCCGACTCAAACCAGTCCCGGCAGTAGTTGGGATGATGGAAGTAGGGCGCGTCCCGCACTTCGTCGGGTATGCACCAGTAGCTGGCGGCGATGGCTTCGTTCAAGTCGTCGTCAGAAAGGGCGGCATAGTAGTTCAGGCGGCTAAAGTCCATGGGGCGCTCCGGCATGTGGTTGCGCCCACTGTAGCCGCGCCGGCGGCTTGGCGGCGGGGCGCGCTGTTGTGCCGCTGCTGGCTACAACAGCCGCCCAAAAAATAAGCGCCTCCAGCAAGAGGCGCTTTGTCATTGCCCTGGCGGTGGTTGTGCACAGGGTTATCCACTGGTAGCGGTGAATTAGTCGATGAACCGGGTACTCCGGATATCGAAAGCTCGTGGATGCCCCGCAGGGACGATCCACAGCTTTGCCAGGGGGACGCGAAAGCTGCCGCGAATATCATCGCCATCCAACGCTATCTCATGGCCGCTCGCATAGCGCCAGTAACTAGTCTGGCGACCAACCCAGTTGTTTGCGTGCCGCTTTGATATTGAGGTGACCTGCCCAATGCAAGCTGTTTAGTGCCCAGCTACGTAGCTGAGCAAACGCGCCAGAGGGCACGCCGCTTAGCCCTGCCCTGCCATTTACGCCATCCCATCCCTTGCGCTTTTGCGCATGCGCCATGGCAGCGCCTGTCAAATCGTTGCCCCCTCGCCGTCGCCATCCTGGCGGTCAATCAAAGTTGTGGCGTGAATAGTTCCAGCTATAACTATTAAAAGTCCCGGCCAGCCTGCTCCATCAGCATGAGCGGCATGCCAGGAAGCAGCCACCACGCACGGAGGCTTGGGTTGAGGGAGCGCTTCATGAGTATACGCTGGGGCCTGCAGGCCAAATTGTCCCTTTGCTTTACCGTTCTCACCGCGGTGGTGGTGCTGATTTATTCGGTCTACGCCTATCACAGCACGCTGAACGCGGAAATGGATGGCATCAATCGCAATCTGCTGACTTCCGCTTACGCCACGCAGCGCATCATCGGCGAGCATTTCCACGACAAGCTGCCGGATCATTTCGATGGCGACGTCGAATCTACCAAACGGCTTACCACCTTTGTCCACCAGTCTGAGCTGGCCTACGTGTATTCCACCATCCTGCGCGGCTCCAAGGTGTTGTACACCCATTCCTCCGCCAGCCCGGACGAGGAAAAAAGCGGCAAATACCAGCGCTGGTTTCTGGCGGAATACCCCCAGGTGCCCACCGGCCTGCGCACGGCGCTGGAGAAGGGCAGCATTGAATATGAAGACTACAAGGGGGAATACGGCTGGTTTCGTTCCGCCTTTGTGCCGTTCACCACGCCGGACGGCATGCGCTACGTGATCGGCGCCGACATGTCGCTGGAAAAGGTGCACCAGTTGCGCAACGGTCTGTTGCTGCATGTCTCGCTGGTGGCTCTGGCGGTGCTGGGCGTCTCCCTGCTGCTGGCCAACCTGGTGGCACGGCAGCTGGTCAGTCCAATCAACGAAGCCAGCGAGGCTCTCACCCGGCTGGCCGACGGGGACTGGGATCTCACCCGCACGCTGACGGTGCGGCACCGCGACGAGGTAGGCATGATCGCCGCTTCGTTTAATACCTTCATGGCCGCGCTGCGCGACAGGATGCGCGAAATCTGGGACGAATCGCATGCGTTGTCCGAGCTGTCCGCCCGCCTGGCCGGGCTGGTGGATGGCGTAAACCAGCGCTCGCTGTCTCAGGCGGACATGGCGCAAAGCAGCAGCGCCTCCATCGATGAGTTGGCCGGGTCGGTGGGGCAGATCGCCGACATCAGCAACGATGTGCAGCAGCACATGCATAGCTTTTCCCACACCACGCGCAACACCGTGGACAGCATCCGCGCAGCGGCCCAGGTGATGAATCAGGTGCAAGGCGAAGTCACCCATCTTGCGGGGGATATCCAGCATCTCAATCAGCAAACGGCCGATATCAATCGCATTGTTTCGGTCATCAAGGACATCGCCGACCAAACCAACCTGCTGGCGCTCAACGCCGCCATCGAGGCGGCGCGGGCCGGAGAGATGGGCCGCGGCTTTGCCGTGGTGGCGGACGAAGTGCGCGACCTGTCGATGCGCACCTCGCAGGCGACAGTGGAAATCGGTCAAACGCTGATCGCCATTCAGCAATCCGCCTCCAACGCTAGCAAGCGCATGCATGAAGCGGTGGAAAAGGTGGACAACTGCAAGCATCACGCGGATTCCGCCAGCGACACTCTCACCCATTTCGCCGACAGCATAGGCGAAACCGTCAATAACGTGGGCAACATCACTACGGCGGTGCAAGGGCAGGCCAGCGCGTATCGCCAGCTGGCGGAGCGCTCGCAAGCTGTCAGCGAGGCGGCGGCCGGCAACCGCGACGCGGCCAGTCACGCGCAGGAAGAAGTTTCCAGTCTGAAACAGCGCACCGCCACCCTGCACCAGGTGGTGAACCGCTTCACGCTATAACCGCATCCGCCAGGAGGCCCGCCATGTTCCGCCCCACTTTGCTCGCACTGGCTATCGCCAGCATGTTTGCCGGCCAGTTGACGCCGGCCGCGCCCTACCTGCCGCAAGCCGGCGATCACCGCAACGGCCAGCTCAACCATGCCGCCAACGCCTGGCTGGAAATAGACTTGGCGGCATTTCGGCATAATCTGGAAACACTGAAAGCCAGGCTGGGGCCAAACGGGCCGCAAATCTGCGCAATCATGAAGGCCGACGCCTATGGCCACGGCATTGATCTATTGGTGCCCACCGCAGTAGCGGCCGGCATCCCCTGCCTGGGCGTGGCTAGCAACGAGGAGGCGCGGGTGGCGCGCGAAAAAGGCTTTGCCGGGCGGCTGATGCGGGTGCGCACCGCCACGGCGGAGGAGATGGAGGATGCGTTGCCTTATCGCATGGAAGAACTGATAGGCAATCTGGAGAGCGCGCAGGCCCTGTCCAAACTCGCGCGGCAAAGCGGCCGCACGCTGACGTTTCACCTGGCCCTCAACTCCGGCGGCATGAGCCGCAACGGCCTGGATTTCAATCTGGGCGCTTCCCGCCGCGACGCATTGCGGCTGTTGCGTCTGCCCGGCATCCAGGTGACCGGCATCATGACGCACTTCCCGGTGGAGGAGAAAAAAGACGTGCAGGCCGGTTTTGCCCAATTCCAGCGCGATACGGCCTGGCTGATACGCGCGGCCCGGCTGGACCGCAGCAAGCTGCTGCTGCACTGCGCCAACTCCTTCACTACGTTGGAAGTGCCGGAGGCACACCTGGACATGGTGCGTCCTGGCGGTTTGCTCTATGGCGACTCCATTCCCAGCTACACCGAATACAAGCGGGTCATGGCGTTCAAAACCCGCGTAGCTTCGGTCAATCGCTATGCCGCCGGCAATACCGTGGGCTATGACCGCAGCTACACCCTGAGCCGCGACTCTCTGCTCGCCAATCTCCCTCTGGGCTATTCCGATGGCTACCGACGCGCCATGAGCAATAAGGCCTCGGTCCTAATTCATGGCCGCAAGGCGCCGGTCGTCGGCAAAACGTCCATGAATACCATCATGGTGGACGTAACGGATATTCCAGGCGTCCATCCGGGCGACGAAGTGGTGCTGTTCGGCGAACAAGGCGGTGCCAGCATTGCGCAATCGGATCTGGAGGAATACAACGGCGCCTTGCTGGCGGACATGTACACGGTGTGGGGCAGCACCAACCCGCGCATCATCAAACCTTGACGTGCAGCCCAATCAGGCGCTCCGCACTTACCCCGCCACATCCTCCAGCCTCGCCTCCAGCTCCAGCGCCGTGGTGTAGCCGCCGTCGCCCAGCTGGTGGGTGACTTTCTTCAGCACCCAGCTGGTGGCGTCGATGACGGGCTTGAAGCCTTGCACCTGGGCGGGCAGTTCCGGGAACAGCTCCGGCCGGCCTTCGGCCAGGGTGATGGAGAATTCCGCCACGCCGCGCTGCAGCTTTTGCCAGGCGGCTTTTGCGCCTTGCAGCGCGGTGGCCTCGCTGACGTAGACGTGGCGCAGGACTTTGATGTTTTCGCTGCTGGGTTCGATGCCCTTTTGCTGGATGGCGGTGAGCTTGGTTCGCTTGCTCTTGCGGCCTAGCTTGGTGACGGTGGCGCGGCGTTCAAACTTGGTGTCTTGGTTGACGATGACTTCGCCTTTCTTGGCGCCGCGCACGTCATGCCAGTAGGCTTTGACGGCGGTGTAGGCGTTACGGTCGGCCACGTTGAAGCGGTGGTTGTCGCCGCTGCTGCGCCGGATCAGGCAGACAGGGAAGGGCTGGCCGGTGACGGTTTCGGCGTCGCCCGCCTTGCAGAAGATCAGCCGGCCTTGCTTGACGGTGGCGATGGCGTCGTACTGCTCGGCCAGGCGGCTAAGCAGGTTGGCGTCGCTCTCGCTGGTTTGGTCGATGTGTTCGATCTTTTGCTTGGCCAGCCAGGCTGGGATAGCCGGCGTCAGGCCGTTGGCTTTGGCGATGGCCTGCACGATGGCGCCCAGGGTGGTTTGGTGCCAGCTCTTTTCCCGTTTTGTGGCGATGCCGGCGCGCAGGTCGGTAGCGCGGGCGCGGATGGTGAGAGTGTCCGGCGTGCCGGTGTGTTCCACCTCGTCCACGATGTAGCTGCCCTTGTCCACCAGCGGGCCATCTGCCCAACCCAGCGCTAGTTTGACGGTGACGCCGCGTTCCGGGATGTCCAGCTTGCCGTCGCTGTCGTCCAGCACAATGTCCAGCTGGTCCGCCTCAAATCCCCTGTTGTCGGTGAGTGTTAGGCTGATCAGCCGCGGCGTGATGTTGCGGGTGATGTCCTTGCCGCCTAGCAGGATGCGGCAGACGGGCCGGCGCGGCTGGCGCTGGCGCAGCGCGTCCGATGCCTGGGCGGCCAGATTGTCCAGTGTCTGGCCAGCCTGCTTGGCCAGGCCATCCAGCTGGCTGGCATTTTGCTCGAACAGCTGCCCGGCGGCGCTCATTGGATCAGCTCCAGCATGGCGTGGGTGACGGTGCCGAGCAGGTCTAGCAGCTGATCGTCCACGCGCTTGAGCGACAGGGTGAAGTCTATGCACCTGGCCGCGCCGTCGCTGAAAAACTCCTGCCGGCTGATGTCCATCTTCTCCACCACAAAATAGCCGTATAGCGTGCCGGTGCCTTCGATCAGTGGCCAGGCGCGGCCTTGGTCCGCCATCAGGCGCAGCAGGCTGAGGGCGGTTTCGCCGCCGGTTAGCTCCGGCATCAGCCGGCCTGACAGGGTGATGCACTCTTCGTCCGGCCCCAGGAACTGATACGCGGGACGCAGCCCAACGCGGCTATTGCTAGGCCAGCGCCAGCCGTATTGCTGTTTGAAATCCTGATAGGGCAGGGTGTCCAGCGTGAACACGAACAGGCCCAGGGCCATCATCGGCATGCCTAGCATTAGTCGAAGTCTCCAAAGCGGGAACGGCGCGCGGCGGCTTGCTGGCTGGCGGCCTGGGCCAGCGCCTGCGTCACTTGGCGCTGCACCAGGGCGGCGAGCTGTTGCTCGTTCATGCCCGGCGCGGCGTGGATGTTGATATGGAAAATCGGCTGCAGGGCGGGCGCGGCCGGCGTGCTGGCGCGCAGCGGCGGGCGGTGGTCCAGTTGGCCGGCCATGGCGGGTGCGGTGGCGATGGCGATGCCGGCGCCGGCGGCGGTGAGCTTTTTGGCAGCTTCGCGCATGCTGGCCAGCGGCCCGGCCTGGCCCTTGTCTATGCCTTGTTCCAGACCGGCCATGGTGAAGCCGCCCAGCTGGGCCATGACGCGGGACGGGCTATGGATGTCCAGCTTGATCTTGAGCCAGTTGATGACGCCATCGCCCACGCCGCTGATGGCGTTGCGCAAGGCTTCCAGCTTGCTCATGATGCCGCCGATCAGCCCATCCATGGCCATACGGCCCAGGTCGGCCAGCCGCGCGCCCAGGCTGCCCAGGAAGCCGGTGATCTGATCCCAATGGCGGACGATGACGCCGTACAGCGTCCAGCCCATGAAGTAATCGGCGATGATTTGCCCAGCGCCAGTCACCTTGGCGCTGATCCAGTCCCAAGCCGCCCGCGCGCCTGCCTGGATGCTGTCCCAATGCTTGATGATCAAGCCCGGTGGCGTCCAGTTGAGGAAGTACGCCACCAGCGCGCCGCCAGCAGCAAAGACGATGCCCTTGAAGCGGTCCCACAGCGCGGCGGTGATCTTGCACAGGTCTTCCCAATGCCGAACGATGAAGCCAACCGGCGTCCAGTTCATCAGGTAGCCAGTGATCCAGCCGCAGACGGTAGAGAACACATCCTTGATGCCATTCCACAGCGCGGCGAACTTGGGGCCGATCCAATCCCAATTGCGCCAAATGAAATAGGCTGCCGCTGCAATGGCGGTGACCACCAGCCCAATGGGATTCATCAGGAACACGCGGCCGAGGAACATCATGGCCTTGGCGGCCATGCCCAGCGCGCCACCCAGCAGGGATAACGCGCCGCGAAGCAGGCCGAAGATGCCGCCCAGCGAGCCGATGACGATGGATGCCTTGGACATGACCAGGCCCAACATGGCGAACGGCCCGATGATGGCGGCAGCTGCCAGCGCCAACCCGCCCAAGCCGGCCAGCAGCAGGCCGACGATGGCCAGGGTTTTCATGATGGCGTTGGCCAGCTCCGGGTTGGCCTTGGCCCACTCGCCCAGCCTTTCCGACAGCTTGCCAATCCATTCAGAGGCCGCCTTCAGCTCCGGGCTAATGGCTTCGCCAAAGCGCACCATGGCATTGGTGAAGGTGCCGGATGCGGCGTCCCATAGGTTTTTCAGGGTGCCAAGCTGCTGGTTGACGCGCTGCTGCAGGCTGGCTTGGGCTGCTAGGTTCTGCACAACATCGTCGTAACCTTCCTTGCCCTTTTCGATGATCTTGGATAGGACTTCGTTGGTTTCTTTGTCGTCGCCAAAGATGTCTTTCAACACGGCCAGGCGATTTACCGTGTCCAGTTTTTGCAGCTTGGTCAACTGGGACATGAGCTTGTCCAGGCCGCCAAACTCGCCCTTGCCGTTGGTGAAGTCCAGATCCAGCGCAATGCCTTTTTGCTTGCGCAGGTTCTGCTGCACCTTCTTGATCTTGTCCACGTTCAGGCTGGCCGCAATGACTTTGCGAATGGCGTTGCCGGCTGACTCGCCGCGCATGCCGGCCTGATCCATCATCACCACGAAGGGGGCGAAGGCTTTGGCGCCTTCCAGCCCTTTGACGCGCATCATGTCCATGGCCGCGCCCAAGCCCTTGTAGGCTTCCAGCATGTTGTCCGGGTCTACGCCGGCGTAAAAGCCGCGCTGGATCATGTCCACCAGGCCCATCATGTCTTTTTCGCTGGTGCGGGTGGCGTCTTGCAGCTTGGCGGTGAATTCCGCCGCGGCCTCCGGCGTCATCTTGAGCTGCACGCCCAGGTAAGCCGCGGCTTCGCCCAGGCCGCCCAGCACAGACTGCGCGCTCATGCCCTGGCGCTGCAGCATGGTCATCATGTTCTGGAAATCGGCGGTGGTGCCGGGCAGGCGGTCGCCCAGCTTTTCCGCCAGGCGGTTGATCTGCTCGAACTCCGGCGGGATGACGCCGCCGGCACGCATCATCGCGCCTTTCAGCTGGGTGGCGGCGTCTTCGGCCTGGGCGTAGGCCATCACCGGCATGGCCATGGTGGCGCCGATGGCCGCGCCACCGGCAACAGCCTTTGCGCCTGTACTGGCGATCTTGTCGCGCGCGGCCAGGGTTTTGTCGTAGCGCGCGCGGGCGGCGATGAACGCTTGCTGGCGTTTGTTGGCGCGCTCCAGCGCGGCGCTTTGCTTATCCAGCGCGGCGGCAGCGGCAGCGGCAGCGGTGGCCGCTTTGAGTTGGGCTTGATGCTGGGCCAGCTTGGACGTATGCATGCCGGCTTGGCCCAGCTGCTGGCGGGAGTCTGCCAAGGCGGCGGCTAGTTCTTTGCGGCGGGCGGTGTTGGCGCGCAGCGCTTGCTCTTCGGTCTTGATGGCCTCTTGAGATTTGCGGATGACGTTCTTTTGCCGGGCGTGCTCAAGCTGCAGCTGTTCCAGCTCATAGCGCTGCTTGGCGATGGCGCCGGCGTAGTTGGCGGATAGCTTGGGGTATTTGACCAGGGATTCGTTGAGGTCGTGGTAGCGCTTCTCGGCGGTCTTGAGCTTGGTAGCGATCAGGCTCAATTCGGACTTGGCCAACCCTTGAGCGCGGCGGTGCTGGTCCAGCGCCTGGCGCGAGGCATGCAGGGCAGCAGTGCTGGTTTGGGACTCTTGGCGCAGGCGGTTGAAGCCGTCCAGCTGCTTCTGGGTTTTTTCCAGGCCTTTGAGCTGGTCCCGGCTTTCCTTCACCGCGCGCGCCAGCGCTTGGTTGCCGGCCATGGCCTGCTTGAGCGGCCGGGTCAGTTTGTCCACGGCCGCCAGCAGCACTTCGATTTTCAGCTGGCTATTCATCGTCGGCGGCTCCTGATCTTAGGCGGGCCGCCTCGCGCCAGCTGGCCAGCTCGGCCAGCGGCATGGCGCTATAGGCCGAGGGCGGCCAATGAAATATGGTGGCGATATCGGCGATGGCGTCGTCTACGCTGCCGGGGAGAGGCTGGCGGGCTGCTCCGATTTCTTCAACAAAAAACCGACCACCACGGTGGCGCATTGCAGCAGGTCGGCCGGGTCCAGGCGCTTGGCTTCTTCCTCCGTCAGCGCCGGCATGGACAGGCGCGGCAGCAGCTTGATGGCGGCGTCTACGTCCAGCTGCAGCACGTCGGCCAGCTTGAGGCCGCGCAGCTCGCCAGCGCCGGGGCGGCGCAGTTCGATGGCTTCGATCTTGGTTTCGCCGCGTTGGATGGGGGCGTCCAGCTGGATGGTGTTTTCATTCATGGCTTGGGGTTCCTAGAAATGGGGGTTACAGGCCGACATTGGCGCGGTGCTGGGCCATGCGGTCTTGGCCGGCCACTTTGAACACGTCGTTTACGATGTCGATTTCGATCAGCTCTTTGCCGTCCATGATCCATTTCAGGTAGGTCAGGTCGGTCTTAACTTTGAATTCGCCGTTCTCGCCGGCCTTGGCGTCGCCGGAGTCCAGCTCGTTATGGCGGCCGGCGGCGACGATTTCCACGGCGTGGCTTTCGCCGGTGGCTTCGTTTGAATAGCTGCCCATCCAGCGCAGCTTGGCGGCGTCGTGTTTTTCCGCGCCGAAGGTGGCGATGATTTCCGGAATGGGGCCGTTGTAGGTGTGTTCCATCTCCAGCTTTTCCACGCCCTTGAGCAGCGCCACTGGGCCGATCATGCCGGCGCCGGTGTAGTCCTCGGTTTTCATCTTGAGCGCCGGCAGCTTGACCGACAGGCATTCGGCAATGAAGGACATGCCGTCGTTGAACAGGTTGAATTTGCGCAGGGTGCGCGGCAGTGCGGCCATGGTTGTCTCCTGTTAGCCGTTGACCTTGGACGCGAAGTCGATCAGGTAGCGGTCGGTGATGCGTTGGCGCAGCATCAGGTTTTCCAGCGGCGGGATGGGGGTGTAGTCGTAGTCGATGGCCAGCTTGCCGGTCTTGAGCGTGTCCTTGTCGTTGACGGTGGCGTCGTACCAGCAGGTAAAGCCCAGCAAGTAGCCATTGGTCACCAGCTCGCGGCCCTTGGCGTTGACGCCGTCCACGATGTCTTTCACTAGCGTGGGCGTGAGCGGCTTATCCATGGCCCACATATGCGCTTCCGCCAGGGTGTCGGCCAGCACCTGGGCGGTGCGGGTGTAGGACTCGAACGCGAACAGCGGATCGTCGCTGCACGTCCGGCTGCCCCAAAAGCGGAAGCCGTCGCGGCGGATCAGGGTGGTGATGGATTTTTCGTTGAGGAAGCCGGCGTCGGTGGCCGGGTTCTGCAAGTCCCAGTAAACATCCTGGCTGATGCCGGTGACGCCTTGCACCACCACATTGGACAGCGTCTTATGCCAGCCCTGGGTTTCGTCCAGCATGGCGCGCAGGCCCAGGGCGCGGGCGACGGCAGGGGCGGGCATGTCCTTGTTGGCCGCGCCGTCCCAGGCGGTGAAGTCCGGCCAGATGACCATCAGCTCGCGCTGGCCAATGTTTTGCCGGTATGCGGCGGCGTCTTCCTTGGTCTTGCAGCCGTTGGCGCTGACGTAGCCGAAGGCGCGCAGCTTGGCGGCGAGGGCGGCCAGCTCGGTGGCCACCGGCAGGGTATCCAGCGCCGGCACGCCCAGGATGCGCGGGCGCACGCCGACGCGCTGCTGGGCGCTGAGCAGCGCCTTGAGGCCAGTGTTTTGGCCGCTGGCTGTCGTCGTGCCGATGATCAGGCTGTTTTGTTCCGCCGCGTCCTTGCCGGTTTTGACGCGCACCACCACCACCAGCGGGCTGGCGTTGTCGGCGATGGCTTGCAGGCTGGCGGCCAGGGTGCCTTTGACCCCGGCCTTGCCGATGGCGGCTTGCACGTCGGTCAACAAAACCGGGGCATCGAGCGGGAAGGCGGCAGGGTCGGCATCGTCCGCGGTGCAGACCATGCCGATGACGGCGGTGGAAATGGTGCGAATGGGGCGCGTGCCGGTGTTGATTTCCAGCACGCGGACGCCGTGGTGGTAGTCCTGGGGCATGTCTCAGTCTCCGGGTGAGGTTCTGAGCATGTTGCCCCGCGTGATATTCCGGCGCGAGCGGTGCTTGTTGTATCAGGCCGCGCCACAACCTAGCATAGAATTTGACCGTATTTCTACGTAAGAACATGCCCTTTCCCGTCTCCGACCTGATCCAGCGTTTTCTGGACAGGGCGGACGCGCGGGATATGCTCACGTTGTTGGATGTCATCGCGGAAATAGCGAAAGAGGATGCGCCGGCGCATCTGCGGACCCGGCTGGCAGAGGACTTGCGGCAGGTGCTGGCGGACGCCGCATTGCGGCAGCAGGTGCAGGCCCGGCAATTGGGACAGTTAAGCGATGCCGAGGTGTCCGTAGTTTTACTTATCGCCGCCGGGCGCAGCTACCGTGAGGCGGCGCAGGCGCTGGGCATTACCGAGCGCACCATCCGCGCGCATGTGGAAAATTCCTTTAGAAAACTTGGGTTTAAATCTGAGGCGGGCAAACGGCGGGATGCGCGCGTGCTGGTGGCGCACATTTTTTTGCCGGAGGTTATGCAGCGCATTGGCTTAAACGCCAATATCAAACCTGTAACGATTTCGTAAAAATAACGACTTGGCATTTAATTGCCTGATTCAATAATAAATGAGGTTAGAAATGCACAATCGTTCTATTGCCAACACCTTGAATCCCCTGATCGGACATGACCCGCGCGAGACGCTGGAAAACCTCTGCGTTTGCCTGGCGCACTTGGGCGAGACCTTCGCCAGCCATCATGAAGACCCGTCGATCCACTTCTTCGCCGTCAGCGCCGCCGCGGCGCTGAAATATGAGGCGGAGCAGATCGAACAACAGGCCGCTTGATAGCGGCCAGCCGGCAATGAACAAGCCCCGCGGGTGCGGTAATGCCGTTCACTTAAGAGAAAAGCACCGTCTCCATGCATGGGAAACGGTGCTTTTTTTGTGGATTCCTGTGCTCTCAAGGCCAGAAAAGTCGCCCGAAAATCCTTAAGTGAACGGCATTGCCGCGGGTGCGGGGCTTTTTGAAGTAGGTGCTTAACGCGATGGGGTCGGTGCAGTGGGCCACGCCACCTTATCCAAGTTCACCGTCGTTTCCGGCAAATCTCGTAGCGCCTTGCGATAAGTTTGCCACGCTGCTTTTTGTTCTTCTGTCAGCACAACATCCGCCATTTGCGTCCAGTCGCAGGCACGCAACAGCACGTCACGCCGTTGGCGCAACTCCCGTAGCTGGGCCTCACGAAAACCCGCAACCAATTGTTCAGTGATTTGCTGTTCCATATCACACCCCTCTCAGAAAGCCATTAGGAATCATGCCACTCGATACAGCAGTCATTGCATCGAGCCGGATTTCGAACTCGGGCCGACCATCGCTGAAAACCAAGTTTCCCGATTCGGCGTTGAATACATTGATCTTGACCGGGCACGATGAGGTGACGTTGTAGCTACGACTTCCTAAGGAAGGTCTGAACAAGTCTCCAATCTTCCCGTAAACTGACTCCCCCTCAGTCAGATCCAGGACGCCAGCATGCGACAGCAGATGACCTTCACCGATCTCGAACTCGCCGCTAAGAAGAAGCGCACCCGCCGCGAAATCTTTCTGACAGAGATGGATCAGGTCATGCCTTGGGCGCAGCTCGAAGCCGTCATCGATCCAGTGTATCCCAAGCCTGGCAACGGTCGCCGCCCCTACCCGTTGTCCGCCATGCTGCGCGTCTACTGCCTGCAGCACTGGTACAGCCTGTCCGATCCCGCCATGGAAGAAAGCCTGTACGAGATCGCCTCCATGCGCCAGTTCGCCGGCCTCTCCCTGGACGCCGTCCCGGACGAAACCACCCTGCTGAACTTCCGCCATCTGCTGGAAAAGCACCAGCTGACCCACGCTCTGTTTACCGCCATCCACCAGCATCTCTGCGACAAAGGGCTGATGTTGAAGCAAGGCACCATCGTCGATGCCACCCTGATCCACGCGCCCAGCTCCACCAAAAACGCTCAGGGCGAGCGCGATCCGGACATGCATCAAACCAAGAAGGGCAATCAGTGGTACTTCGGCATGAAGGCCCATATCGGCGTCGACGCCCAGTCCGGCTTGGTGCATCACGTGGCCGGCACCCCCGCCAATGTGGCGGATGTCACGATGGTCGATCAGTTGTTGCACGGCGAGGAAATCGATGTGTTTGGCGACGCCGGCTTTGCTGGCGTGCACAAGCGAGCCGAACACCAATCGCGAGCGGTGCGTTGGTGGATTGCGATGAGGCCCGGCCAGCGCAAAGCGCTGACCGATTCAGCCGACGACCGGCAGATCCAGCTGGGCGAAATGGTCAAAGCCAAGATTCGGGCCAAAGTGGAGCATCCGTTTCGGGTCATCAAGCAGCAGTTTGGCTACCTGAAAACACGCTACCGCGGCTTGAAGAAGAATACCGCGCAACTGATGACGCTGTTTGGGCTGGCCAACATCTGGCTGGCGCGAAAGGCCTTGCTGGCGGCGAGTTGAAAGGGCGGATGGCCGGAAGCATCCGGTCATCCTCATGGCGCGCGATCTAGAATTGGTAGGTCTAATGCAACCGAAGCCCCCGCGAGAAATTGCATTTCTGTTTGCGTGGCAGGTTGTTCAGACCTTCCCTAACAACCACACCACAGCCTTCATGCCGTAGGCAGTCAACGCGAAATTGGCGATGGGGGGTGTGGTGTCAAATAATCCTTGGCCGTAACCATATGAAACTGGATAAAGGAAAGCGGGTGTGCCGCCCCACTCTCCGGACATCGCCCGTAGGTGCAGAAGTACATGCCCATTAAACCTTCCATACTTGTCCTCATCCTGATGAACAAAACGAGCAATCTGGATATCGCCGACGCGCCTTGCTGGCAGGTCAAATACCACGGGATACCAATGATCCGCCTTGCCCTCCACCCGAATTTCATGAACTAGGATGCTGGCGAATTCATCGCGCAGCACTGCTCCGCCAAGCCTCCATCTCGCTAATCTTCGCCGCCACCTTGGCGTCGATTTCACCCGTCTTGCCGCGCACGGTGGCAGTCAGATCTGTAGAGGCGCGCACCAGGTCGGCAATGCTCGATTCCAGGCTCATGCGGTAACTCCTTTCAAATAATGGTTTTGCAGGTCAACGATGGCGGCCGAATTGGCGGCGTGCAGGGCGAGCAGGTTGGCGTGTTCGGATGTCTGCTGGCTAGCCAGCGCATCGAGCCGTTGTGAGGTTTGGCGATCCGATTCGGCCAGCGCCAACAACTGGTTGCCATGCTGGCGCTGTGCCTCTTCGGCACGGGCAAGCCGACTGCCGTGATCAATCTCGCTGCGCATAGCGCGTTGGTTTAATTCCTCTAGGTGTGTCCGCACCACGGACAGCTCTTGCCCGTAATGGGCTAACTGCGCATCCTGCTGCAGATCCACCTGCATGCCTGCGACGGCCGAAGCGGCCAGGCTGGCCAGCTCCTCGGCTAGATGCAGGCTCAGGCCGGCGCCGGTGGATTGGACGACGACGCTATCCGGCGGCACCCCGGCCAGGGTCAGGTCGTAGGCCAGCAGCAGCTCAAGTCCCGCCTGCTTGTAGGCCAATGCGCGGCTGGGGGAGCTCCACACCGCTAGGAATGAGCCGTTTTCCAGCACGAAACCGACCTCGCGTACCCAGAACTCGGCGCTGTCATCAGCCAGCGCCGTCAGATGCAGCTGGCGCGGGCCGACGCTTTTGCCATCGGCGATGGGATAGCGGACGATTTCATGCTGCAAGCTGGTTTGTCCGGCGGTGGGTGTGTAGCCAGCATCGCCCAGCGCGATGTGGGTGATGCGCAGTTTGACGCCGTCGCCGCTGGCTAATTGGATGGCGGCCAGGCCGCTGTCCAGTAGCTGCGGGATTAATGGGGTACTCACGGTTTATCCCTCCATGGAAAAGCGCAGCACACCGCGCGCCTGGGCGGCGCTAGCGGCCTGCATGAGATGGGTGATGGGATGCGCTGGCGGCGGCAGGCATTGCGCGGCGTCGCGCTGCACGGCGCTGATGCGCGCCACGCTGGCCAGGCGCTGCAGCTGGTCAAACTGCGCGCCTACGCGCAGTTCGTAATGGCTACGCTCGTTCTTGGCTTCGTCCACTACCCGGCGCAGGCGGCGGTAAAGGTCGGCGTCCAGCAGCGGCCCGTCCGGGCTGTGGTTGTCGTTGGCCCAGGCTGTCAGCTGGAAGGTGTAGGGCGCCGCGCCAGGGATCTCGCGCCACTCGCGGTATTCGATGCTGAGGCCCAGCGCCGTCATGGCGCGGCGCACCGCGCCGGCTGTGCCCTTGCGCTTGTGAATCGGGATGGATTCGCGGATCAGCGCACGCTGTTGCCGCTCCGTCAGCGCCTCATCCCAGCTATCCACCGACATCGACCAGGCCAGCCAGGGCAGCAGCGCCGCTGGGCACCGTGCCGAGTCGGCCAGGCCGCGCAGCGGCGAAACGTCGAGATCGATCGCGCAGGCGTCCGCCAGCGCGGACTCCAGCGGCGTGCGGTTCGGCGGCAATAGATGGCGGCTCATGCGTCGGCCCTCACCAGCCGCACCTTGCGGCAGTCCGGGTAGTGGCGGCCGTCGCAGCGAATGTCATCGGCGGGTGCGCGCAGTTCGACGCGGCGCACGCCATGGACGTGCAGCGCGCCGAAAATAGCGGATCGCGCCACCTCGCCGTGTAACTGGCGTGTATGAGCCAGCATGTTCGCTAACGCTTCGCGCGCGGCCTTCAGCACCACGTCCAAATCTGGTCCTTGCTCCATCTCGATGGTGGCGTCGACTTCAAATGGAATGGCTTGGCCCAGCAGCGCGCGCGGCCGGTCGGTGATGGGCCGGACATCGTCGTCGCGCAGCAGCAGCTCCACTCTCGCCGGCAAGTCCGCGCCGTCTAAGCCCTGGCGCGGCAGCACCGCGATGGACACATCGCCGGGCAATGGGCTGTCCAGGCCAGCGGCGTAATCGCAGGCCAGCACAATAGCGCCGGCGGGCAGCTGGCCGGCGATGGCCGGTGGCACGGCAACGGCGCGGAAGGTCGGGCTGTCGATGAAAGCGCCGGCAATGTCGCCGCTGGCGCGCAGCGCATGGAACTCATACGCGCCGCGGCTGCCGGCTACGCTCAGCCCTTCCAGCGCCATCTGCGCGCGGTAGCGCAGGCGCTCGTCACTTTCCCATATGGCGTCGGTCGGCGGGGTGGCGTCCGGGTTGGCCGGCTGGATCAGCAAGCGCTGCACGCCGTAGTCGGCGGCGCGGTTGTCGAGATCGGTCTTCTCGGCGTAGGCCAACAGCGAGGCTTTGGCCGCCTCGTTGATGCGCTGGCGCTGCAGCAGGTCGCGGTAGGCGGCCAGCTCCAGCAGCAAGGTCAGCGACTCGCTTTCCAGTTGCAGCGCCGCGGCCAGGCTGTCGCGCAGTTCGGCCGGCGCCAACTGCAGCAACTGGGCCTTGTATTCGGCCAGCAGGGCTTCGTAGTCCAGCGGCTCGATGATGGCCGGCGCGGGCAGGCGGGTGAGGTCGATGGCCATGGTCAGCCTCGCACGGGGATGGAATAGGCCAAGGGCTGGCCGCTGTCGCGGCGCTTGGCCTGTATGTCGATGGTGAGGCGGCCGGCTTGGTCGCCGGCGCCGACGCTGAGCAGCACGCGGGATAGCTCGATGCGCGGCTCCCATTCGGCCAGCGCCATCACGCTGGCGGCCATGGCCTGCATGCGGGTTTTACCGTTTAGCGGCTGGTCGATCAGCTCCGGCAGCAACGAGCCAAAGGTCCGGCGCGCCAGGCGCGAGCCGCGCGGCGTGGTGAGGATGCAAGCAATGCTGCGGCGCAGATGATCGTCGCCGCCCAAGCTGCGGCCGGTGGCGGGATTCAGACCGATGGCGTTCATGGGTTCGGCCCTTCCGTGTTGCCGCCGTGGGCGTCCGGGTGGGTGTGGCTGTCCAGCACCACGCCATTGGACGACAGCGCGCCGCCGCGATGGGTGATGCTGCCGCTGATGGTGGTGGCTCCGCCTGCGCCGCCGGAACCGGACATCCCGGCCAGGTAGCTGAACAGGCCGGATACGGTGGCTTTCGCCTTGGCGAACACATCGCCCAGCACGGTCAGCCGGCCTTGGATGGTGACGTTGCCAGTAAACAGCGATTCCGGGCAGTCCACGGTGACGCGCTGCGCCGCTTGCACCAGGGCGGTTTGAATGCCGCTGACGGCCAGCGCGCCAGTGGCGTGGTTGTAAAGAATACGGGCGCCGTCCGGGTAGACGGTTAGATGCTCGTCCGAGCTGCTGCTGGGGGCGTCGAAGGCGTCGGAATAGATGGCCAACAGCGCCACGCCGCCGGCCGGGTCGCCGCTGGGGCAGAGCAGCAGCACTTGCTCGCCCGCCGTGGGCGGGTTCCAGTCGCGGGTTTGCCCGGCGCGGTGCGCGCCCCAAGGCAGCCAGTTGCTGGTCAGCGCGCCGGTCTGGACGCGCACGCGCCGCGCGGCGTGATCCACCTCGGCAATGGTGCCGAGGCGGATCAGCGACTCGATGCGGCGGGAGAGGTCAGCGAAGTTTTGCATGCCGACCAGTTTGCACAGGCCGGCGCGGGGTGTCGCGCGGTGGGTGTTGTGTGGCGCGACAGCACAACCGCTAGGCGGCGAGAGGCTGTGAAGCCTCCAACGCCAGCCGCGCCTGGCGGTAAATTTCCGGCTCCAGCTCGCAGCCTATGGCGGACAGGCCAAGATTGCGCGCCGCCACCAGGGTGGCGCCACCGCCGGCGAACGGGTCCAGCACATGGCCGCTGGGGCCGGCCAGCTTGCATAGCTCTTCCATCACGGCCACCGGCTTGGCGGTGATGTGGTAGGCATTGGTCGGCTTGCGGCCTTGGAACACGCCGGGCAGGTAGATATCGGCCTTGCGTAGTTTGCCCTTGCTGGCCCACACGATGAATTCCGCCTGCTGTTTGAGTCCGCCTTGGCGCGGCCTGGCGCCGCCGTTGGTCTTGTCCCAGGCGGCCACGCCTTGCCACAGGAAGCCTGCCATCTGCAGGGCATCGGTCAGGGTGGGCAGTTGCCGCCAGTCGATGAAGATGGCGATCAGGTGGCCGTCTTTCAGCACGCGGTGGCACTCGGTCAGCCATTCCACGCACCAGCGGCACCAGCTGCGCTGGTCTTTGTTGTCGTGGGCGAACTGGTGGACCGGGCGTTTAACATCGTTGCCAAGGTATTTGGTAGCGGGCGGCTGCTGGCGCGTGGCGGTGTGCAGGCCGCCAGAGGAGTACGGCGGATCGGTCAGGATCAGATCGAAGTGGTTGGCGGGCAGGGTGGGGAGGAAACGCAGGCAGTCGGCGTTGTGCAGCTGAATGGACATGTAGTTCCTTTTGTTGCGGGTGTTACGGGTATGGCGGTGCTATTTGGCGAGCTGGTCCAGGACTTTGCCGCGGATCAGCTCGAAATCTTGCTGGGTCAACCCCAGCAGCTCGCGCGCCGGGTATTGCGCTTCACGCTGGGTGTGACGGCTGATGCGGTCGCGCAGGCCGTATTGGTGGACGCGGGCGATGCGTTCCACCTGGCGCAGGAAACCGACTTCCACGCCGCCGGCATTGGCTTCGATCTTGAGCCAGCGCGCGGTGCGCAGCTTGGCGAACATCTGGCGGCGGATGCGCCCCTTTTGCTCGCGGTATTGCGGCCGGCGTGAGGTATAACCGCTGCCGTCCGGGTTCTGTTGGGCGGCGATGCGCTTTTGCTGGCTTTGGCGCAGGGCGCGGCCGATGTCGCGGGCCAGGGCGCGGCGAGCGGCCGGCGCCACCTTTTGCAGCAGGCCGGACAGCTCGGATTCAAGCCGGGCGATTGTCATAGACGGTTTCGCCCTTCACGGTGATGGTCCAGTATTCGACGCCGGCGAAGGGTTCGGCCGGCTCGCCGTAGTGGGTGGCCGTAACATTGCCGTGCTGGCCCACGTCCACGCGCACGCCTTCGGACAGCTGCAGGGTGATCTGCACATCCACCGCCGTGGCGCTGATCCATTCCACTTCAAAGCGGAAACCTTTCTCCAGCCGCTCCGGGTTTTGCACCAGCGGCGGCTCGTTCTGCTCGATCCAGGCTCGCAGCGGGATGATGAGCTGGTCCAGATGGCCGGTGAAATCGGTGATGACCAGCTTCAGCGTGTAGCGGTAGCCGAAATGCAGCCGGCCCGGTGCCGTGACGATGCCGCCATCTTCCACCAGCATGATCAGGCGGTCGGGGTTGTCGCGCAGCGCCGGCAAGGCAGCCTCGACTGCGCGGCGCAGGTCAGCGGGCTTGTTCATGATCTTCCTGGCACTGCACACAGCGGGTGCAGCCGGCAATGATGCGCTGGCGCGCTTCCGGTATCGGCTCGGCGCAGTCTTCGCAGTGGCTCAGGCTGGCGCCGTGGGTGAGATGGGCGAACTGGCGGGCGAGGGCTTCTTCGCGCTGGCGTTGCTCCAGTTCCTGGGCGCGGTCGTAGAAATCAGTCATGGCGTGATTGGCATTGGATGATGTGGTTGATCTGTGCGGCGCATTGCTCAAGCGCCGCCCGGTGTTGCTGCCAGCTGTCCGCCAGCTGGGCGTTGGTGATCGGCGCCAACGCCGGTAGGGCGCAGGCCGTTACCGTCGGGCAGGTCAGGATCAGCAGTGGGCGCGAAGGCGGGCTGGCCGGTGGTGTCGAGCAGGCGGGCAACAGGATCAGGGATAACAGCGCTACCCCAGGCAGCAGCGGCAGGCGTGGCATGGATGGCGGCCTCCAGTTTCGCAGCGGCGGCGGCGTGTTGACGGGACAGGGCAGACAGCTGGCTGGCCAGCTCGCGGTTGGCGGCTTGCTGCTGCTGAATGGCGGCGCCCTGGGCGGCCAGTTGCTCGGCCTGGGCGCGGTTGCGTTCGGCCAGCGTGGCGCTGTTGCGCTGCGCGGCGGACAGGCTGGCCGCCTGGCGCTGGAGCTGGCCGCTTTGCTGCCACAGGGTGTAGCCGGCCAGCAGGGCGGCGGCACAGGCCGCGCCAAGGAGCAGACGGGATAACAGGCTTGGAAACATGTCTTAGCCTCCGGTGAAAAATCCGCCCCAATAGAGCAGACCCGTCACGATGCCTTGGCCTAACAGCACGCCGAAGAAGTTGTGGCGACCCTGGCAGGCTTGCCCATGCCGCTGCAGCTCGATGCCAATCGACACGCAGGACATGCCCAAATAGATCCACTGTGGAATGCCCATCAGTCGTTCCCTTTCTGAATCGCGCTTTGATTGATGCGTTCGGCCCGCTCATAGGCGGCCTGCAGCTTGGCGTCGTAGAGGTTTGCTTTGTAGGCCGGGCCGTTGTAGAGCCGGGCCACGTCCGCCCAGCGCTTCGCTTGCAGCGCCTTGAGCAAAGCCGGCTCGGCCAGGATGAAGCGCACGAAGGCATCGAGCTGGGCCGGTTCGCCCGATTCCATCGCCAGGCGCCAGTCGGCGGCGCTGGCATAGCCCAGCCGCTGCCAGTGATAGCCCATGATCTGGAATGCGCCCCAGCTGCAAGACTCGATAGCCAGCTGTTCGCCGCCGATGATTGCCAAGCTGGTGAAGCGCGCCCACTCGGCCGCGCCGCCGGCGTAGCCGCCGCGGGCCTGGTGGCAGAGGGCCGGGTATAGCGCAGCCAACTGGTCGGCCTGTTTGCCGGCGCGCTGATAGGCGACGTGGCGTTCCAGCAGGATGATGGGGCGGCCGTCGGCCAGGAAACCGCTGCCGCGCGACTCCACCGCATTGATGGCCTTGACCACGGACACGCCGACGCTCAGGCGCTCAGCGGCGGCGTGCAAGTCGGCTTCGCTCAGCAGGCGGGGGCCGGCTTGGCCCGCCAGCGCGGCCAGGGTTTTGCCGCCGGCGATGCCGTCCACCACCAGGCCGGCGCGGCGCTGGAAATCCGCGACGGCCGCTTCGGTGGCGTCGCCATACCAGCCATCGACGGCCAGCTTGGCGCCCAAGGCGGCGAGCCATTGCTGCAGCGCTTGCACGTCCAGGCCGTGCGCGCCTTTCTTCATCAGAGCCATGTCTCTTTCCTCAGCAGGAGGGCCAGCCGCGACTGGCGCGGGCCGCTATTGCGGAACAGCTCCACCACGTTGCCGCGCTGGGCGATCAGCGCCAGCAAAAGCGCCAAGTTGATGAACAGCTGCGGCAGCTCCGCCAGCTCATGCCGGCCGAACAGGCGCAGCACAGCCACCGCGCCGGCGGCGACGATCAGCAGGTACGCGAGCAGACTGGCCCATGGCCGGTGCTGGCTGCTGCCGCGCTGGAAGGCCAGCAGCACCAGGGCGAGGAGGGCGGCGACAAAGATGTGGGCGAGGTTCACTTGCCGCCCCCTTTCAGTCCGCGCATGGCGGCGGCCGGATCATCGGCCAGCCGGATCAGCCACAGCAGCACCTTGACGGCGAGGGCGGCGGCGAGCAGCGCGCCCACGCCGGGGCTGGCCTCGATGGGCAGCCAGCGCGCCAGCAGGCTGGCCACGCCGGCGGCGGCGACCAGGCCGGCCAGAAAGCTGACGATGAAAAATCCCGCTTTCTTGGCCAGGCTCAGGCTGTCCGAACTGAGCACAAACACGGCCGCGCCGGCGAAGGCGCCCAGCACCACGGCGGCGTCGATGCCGGGCAGCATGGCCAAGCCGGCGACGGCGGCCAGCATGGCGGTGGTGGCGGTACTGCTTACAGGTTCTGCCATGGTGTTAGTCCCATAGGTTGATAAGGGTTTGCGCGGGCGCCGGGTCGGCCGGCAGGTCCGGCAGTTGAACCAGCGTGCCGCTGGGCAGGACCGGGCCATGCTCGGCCAGCCCTGGGTTGTTTTGCAGCAGGCGTTCCACCACGCCACGGGTCTTGCCGTAGACGCGCCAGGCGATGGCATCCACGCTGTCGCCCTGCATGGCGCGGATGGCGCGCATCAGATCAGCTCCACCGTGCAGCGGCCCACGCCCATCAGGGCGCGCAGGGCGGCGCGGGCGTCGGCGCGCAGCTGGTCGGCGGTGTCGTCCAAATCCTCCGCGCGTTGGCGGGCCGCGCCGGTGGCGTCAAACGAGCGGTAGCGCTCGGCCAGGTCCGCCGCCGCCGTGGCGTAGACCGCGCGGCGCCAGCGCTGCACCAGCACCGATTCGCCGTCGATCTGCTCGGCCTCGATGTCGGCCAGGCGCAGCGCGCCGCCGGCAATCTTGACCATGCGCCAGCCGGCCAGCTCGCCATTGACGGCGGCGATGGCTTCGATCAGCGCGCCGCGCAGGCGGGCGGCGGTGACGGTGCCGTCGTAACGCATGGTGACGCGGAAGTGGGCCGGCTCCACATCCGGCCAGAAGCGGCTGGATGCGATGGCCGCGCCATCGGCCGGCGCGGGCGTGCTGGTGGGCGTGGCGTTGACGGTGTTGATGCTGTTGATCTGCATGGCGCTGTCCTTATGGGTGACGGTGGAGGGGGCTTCGGCCGTTGGCGTGCGCCTGGCGTCCACCCCCTGCCGTCAGTCGCGCGGGGTCGCTCGGTTAGGCCTGGCCGCCAGCGGGCGGCTGGGCGCTGTTCTTGATGGCGCGCTCGATGCGCTCGATGTCCTTTTTGACGCCGACCCGGTTGTCCAGCTGCTGGGCGCGGCGCAGATGTTCCAGTGCGGCGGCTGGCGCCTGCTCGGCCAGGATCAGCCCGGCTTCCTTGAGCAGCTTGGCGCGCACTTGGTCCGGCATATCGTGCTGGTCGGTCAGCTCGGCGGTGTAGGTCAGCGTGTGCAGGTCGAAGGGCTGCTGGCCGTCGCGGGCGCGCTTGGCGGCGTCGGCGATTTCCTCGGCGACGACGGTGGCCGTGGTGCGGCTGAACTGGTCCGGCAGCGGAAGGCCGTGGGCCAGCGCGTATTCGGCGATGTCCAGCGCGCCGCTGTAGTCGCCGGCGTCGATGCGCCACGTCATGACCGTCATCAGGACGTCGTCGGGCTGGCCGCGTCCGCCCTCCAGCGCGCCTTCCACCCAGGGGGCGTAGTCGGGCAGCACTTCGCGCTTGACGGCCGCCTTGCCTTCCATGGACTGGATTTGCTTCAAGCGGCGCTTGTCTTCGGCCAGCTTGACCAGCATCAGCTCGTAGGCGGTGCAGTGGATCGGGCCATCTTCCACGGCCAGGGCCGAAGCCCTGGCCGCGCTGGCCCGCTGGAAGTGGGCGCGGGCGTGGCTCATGGCGCTTTCACCAGCTCGATGTTTTCCACAAGGCAACCGGCCTCGTAGCGCTCCACCACATAGGCTTCGTTGTTGCTTTCGTAGTTGGCCACTTGGTTGAAATCCGGCTCTTCGCGCAGATGGCGGCGGCGGCTGCCGTTCTGGTAGTAGATGGACAGGTTGGACAGCGGGGGGATCATCATCGCGCCGGCCGGGAAGAAGGGCACGGTGACGGCTGGCAGGTTGCCGACGCGCTTCTGGCTGGTGACGACATCGGCCGCCAGCTGCTCGCTGGGCTTGTTGTCCTGGTTGACGATGGGGAAGTACTTGTCATGTAGCAGGTCGCGGCCCAGGATGACCACCAGCTCCGGGTTGCCGGCCAGGGTGGGGTCGATCATGCCGGCCACGGCGTCCATCACCAGCGCGTCGAGGTTGGCGTAGTCGCCGCCGTGGCCGATCAGCACCTTGCCCGATCCCTTCTTCACTTCCGCCATCACGCGTTCCGGCGCTTTCTCGCGGTAGTGCTGCAGCCAGCCCTTGTTGACATCTTGCAGCAGCGGATATTTCACTCGGTCGGTCTGCTCGGCCACGCTGGCACCGTGGAAGCCGATCATCATGCGGTCCAGCGCCTGCTGCTTGACGATGACGTCGCGCAGTTTGGTCTGGAAGTCCGGGAACTTGGCCCAGGTGTCCAGCTGGACATAGGGAATGGCGGTGTCGAATTCGGTGAACTCGCAGCGGTACTTGTGGCTGTTCAGATCGGCCAGATTGCGCGGGCGGCGCGGATTGGTCGGCGTCACCTTGGTGCGGCCGGCGATGGTGCCGAACACGCCCAGGCCCAGCTTTTCGCCTTCCAGTTCATCGACGCCGACGACGTTGATGCGCGACAGGAATTCGCTCGACTCCTGAATGCGGGTTTCCAGCTTCTGCTGGATGGACGGCTGCACGCTGAAGGATTTTTCGACGGCGGCGGCGCTGACGCCATTCAAGCGGGCGATCTGGTCCAGCAGTTGGGTAAAGACGTTGCGGGTTTCGGTTTTCATGCGGTGTGGCTCCGGTAATGGGGATCAGCAGTCGGTGACGATTTCGGCATTGCCGCCGGTGGCGGTGGTGCGCGCCGGGGTGGTGGGTTGGCTGCTCAGCTTTTCCACCAGTGTGTCATGGGTGGTTTTGAGTTGGCCGTATTCCTGGCGCAGCTGGGCCACGTCATCGGCGCGGGCCACGCCGCTGAATTGCTCCAGCACCTGGGCCTGGCTTTCGGCGATGGTTTGAACCGCGGCGGACAGCTCGGCGGTATCGGCGTCCTGGCGTTTGGAGAATTTGCCCAGCACGCCCTTGATCTTGTCGCTGAAGCCGGCCAGCACGCCGGCGCTGTCGTCTTCAAATTCCAGACTGCATTCGATGGCGGCGGTGAACAGGTTGTCCGGCTTGTCCTTGCGGGCGGCCAGAGGACTGGCCTTGGCCTTGGCGCTGAATTCCAGCATCTCGCAGCCCAGGCTGGCGGGGTCGTCGGTGATGGCCAGGCCAACCAGATAGGCTTCGCCGCTGTCGGTGAAATTGGTGTCCACCTCGATGGAGGTGTAAATCTTCTGGCGCGCTTTGGAGAGTGCGACCAGATCTTCGGTGGGGTCGATGATGGCGAACAGCGCCAGCTTGCCGTCTTCTACCTGCTCCGCGCTCAGGGCGGTGACATCGCCGTAGCGCTTGAACGGGCCATCGGGCAACAAGCCCTTGAAGTGTTCCAGATTGACGCGGGCGCCGTACTTTTTGGGGTTGTAGTTGGCGGCCATTTGCTCAATCCAGCTGCGCTCGATGTTGCGGCCGTCGGTGGTGGCGCCTTCGGTGGCGACACGGAATTTCTTTGCCTTGCTTGCCATGGTTTGCGGTCCTCGGTCGGGTGTCTGTCGTGGCGATGCGCCCATATTCCGGGCCGCGCGGGGCGGGGTCGAGCGCTGGCTGTTGTGTGGCGAACGGGCACAACCGGCAGTCGGAGAAGTGCGCCGGACAAGCCGGCAGACTGCCGGCATGGATACTCAAACCCTTATCGCCGAGCTGGACCTAGACCCGCGCCGCCTCGCCCGCGCCTTGTATTGGCAGGGCTGGCGCGTGGCGCGCATCGCCGAGCATGTGGGCGTGAAGCCGGCGACGGTGCATAGCTGGAAGCGGCGCGACGCCTGGGACGATTCCGACCCGGCCGACCGCATCGCGTCCACCATCGAAACGCGGATGCAGCAGCTGATCCTGAAGCCGGACAAGGAAGGGAAGGACTTCAAGGAAATCGACTTGCTGGGTCGCCAGGTGGAGCGCCTGGCGCGCGTGGGCAAGTACAGCCAGACCGGCAAAGAGTCGGATCTGAACCCGAATCTCGCCAACCGCAACGCCAAGCCTAAGCGCCAGCCGGAACGTAACCCGATAACCGACGAGCACAAGGCGCAGCTGGTGGCGGCCTTCCTCGACGGCATGTTCGAGTATCAAAAGCACTGGTACAGGGCAGGGCAGCAAGAGCGCATCCGCGACATCCTCAAAAGCCGCCAGATCGGCGCCACCTACTATTTCGCGCATGAGGCGCTGATTACCGCGCTGGAGACGGGGCGCAATCAGATTTTCCTGTCCGCTTCCAAGGCCCAGGCTTTCCAGTTCCGTTCCTACATCTGCGATTTCGTGAAGGACGTCACCGGGGTGGAGCTGAAAGGGGAGGTGATCAAGCTGCCCAATGGCGCGGAGCTGTCCTTCCTGGGCACGAACAGCCGCACCGCTCAGGGCCGCCATGGCGACTTGTATGTGGACGAGTATTTCTGGATTCCGCGCTTTCTGGAGCTGCGCAAGCTGGCCAGCGGCATGGCCAGCCAGAAGATGTACCGCCAGACGTATTTCTCCACGCCGTCCGCCATGTCCCATGAGGGGTACAAGGTATGGACCGGCGAGCATTTCAACCGCGGCCGGCCCAAGGCGGAACACATCAAGCTAGACGTGTCGCACCAGGCGCTGGCCGGCGGCGTGCGCGGGCCGGATGGCCGCTGGCGCCAGATCGTCACCATCATTGATGCCCTGGCCGGTGGCTGCGATCTGTTCGACATCGACCAGCTGCGGCTGGAGTACAGCCCGGAAGAGTTCCTGCAGCTGTTCATGTGCCAGTTCATCGACGACGGCGCCAGCGTGTTTTCGTTTGCCGCGCTGCAGCGGGCGATGGTGGACGCCTGGGCCGAGTGGGACGACTTCAAGCCCTTCGCCGCGCGGCCGTTTGGCCATCGGCCCGTCTGGCTGGGATATGACCCCAGCCATACCGGCGACAGCGCGGCGCTGGTGGTGCTGGCGCCGCCGGCCGTGCCGGGCGGCAAGTTCCGCATCTTGGAGCGGGCGCAGTTCAAGGGCATGGACTTTGCCAAGCAGGCCGATTTCATCCGCCAGCAAACCCAGCGCTACAACGTGGAATACATCGGCATCGACACCTCCGGCCTGGGCACCGGCGTCTATCAGCTGGTGAAGCAGTTCCGGCCGGACGCGGTGGCGATCAGCTACAGCGTGGAAGTGAAAACCCGGCTGGTACTGAAGGCGCTGGACGTGATCAACAGCGGCCGGCTGGCGTTTGACGCCAGCCACAACGATATCGCCGCCGCCTTCCTGTCGATCAAGAAAACCTCTACCCCCAGCGGGCGCGGCGTTACCTTCGCCGCCGGCCGCTCCGAAGAAACCAGCCATGCCGATTTGGCGTGGGCCACCATGCACGCCCTGGCGCACGAGCCGCTAGAGGGCGCGACTTCCACCAATACCAGTTTCATGGAGATTTTCTAATGGCCAAAGCGCGTAGCCGCAACCTTACCCATCAGCCAGCGACGCCGCCGGCGCCCGCCAGCACGCCGCTGGCGTTTTCCTTTGGCGAGCCGGTGCCGGTGCTGGACCGGCGCGAACTGATGGACTATCTGCAATGCGTGGACAATGGCCGCTGGTATGAGCCGCCGGTGAGCTGGGATGGCCTGGCGCGCAGCCTGCGCGCCAACGTCCACCACGCCAGCGCCTTGACGGTGAAGCGCAATGTGCTGGTCAGCACCTACAAGCCACATCGGCTGCTGAGCCGGTCGGCGTTTTCGGCTTGGCTGATGGATTATCTGGTGTTCGGCAATGCCTACCTGCAGGCCATCAGCAACCGGCTGGGCGGGGTGATGGAGCTGAAGCCGGCGCGCGCCAAGTACGTGCGCCGGGCCAAAGACCTGGCCGGCTTCTGGTGGGTGCCGGGTTTCGACCAGGAGCAGTTGCTCGCCGGCCGGGTGCTGCACCTGATGGATGCCGATATCAATCAGGAAGTGTACGGCCTGCCGGAATACCTGGCCGCGCTGCAATCGGCCTGGCTCAATGAGTCCGCCACGCTGTTTCGCCGCAAGTATTATCTGAACGGCTCACACGCCGGCTTCATCCTCTACATGACCGACGCCGCCAATAACGAGCAGGACATCGACAATCTGCGCAAGGCGTTGAAGGACAGCAAAGGGCCGGGCAACTTCAAGAACCTGTTCATGTACGCGCCCAACGGCAAGAAGGATGGGCTGCAGCTGCTCCCGATCAGCGAAGTGACGGCGAAGGACGAATTCCTCAACATCAAGAACGTGACGCGCGACGACGTGCTGGCCGCGCACCGCGTGCCGCCGCAGCTGCTGGGCGTGATCCCAGGCAATGTCGGCGGCTTTGGCGACGCGCCCAAGGCGGCCGGCGTGTTCTACGAAAACGAGATCAAGCCGCTGATGATGCGGCTGCAGGAGGTCAACGACTGGCTGGGCGAGGAGGTGATCCAGTTTGGGGAGTATGCGCTGGCGGCTACTGTCTGA